TTACTGCACCCCGTGCGTTTTCAAAATCTTTTATTACAATTTTAGCTTTCTTTTTACAGTGTGTATTTATCCCTGGTAGAAAAGTATTCATTTGCGCAAATACCAAACAGCAAGCTGCGCAGATTACTAAAGAAAAGTTATATGAGATTTATGACTACTGGCCTTTATTAAGAAAAGAGGTAGTGGGGCATGAGTTGAAGGAATATCCGGGTAACTTTGGTAAGGATTATGTTACTTTAAAATTTAGGAACGGTTCACAGCTTGACGTTGTGCTTGCTGGTGATGCGGCCCGTGGTGGTCGTAGACACGGCGGCATGATTGATGAGATTAGAGATGGAGATGAAGAGGCTATTAACTCTGTAGTTATTCCTCTCGTGAATGTTTCAAGACGTTTACCCAACAATACAGTTAATCCAAAAGAACCGAATCAGCAGATTATAGCTACAACTTCCGCAGGAAGCAAAACTTCTTTTTCTTATGAGAGATTAATTGATACTTTTGAAAATGCTATAATTGATCCAGATCATTCCTTTATGTTTGGATGTGATTGGCGGCTGCCCGCAATGCATGGTCTTATTGATAGGCAGTATATTAATAAACTGAAGATGAGTCCATCTTATAATGCTGAAGCTTTTGCTACAGAATATTTAAGTTTGTGGCAAGGTTCTAGTGAAGATGCTTGGTTCTCTTATGAGAAGTTAACCAAATATCGAAAAATAAAAAATCCTGAAACTCATGCAATTAATAGACCAGATTCCGAACAATTCTACTTAATATCAGTGGACGTAGGCCGAATTTCCGACCAAACTGCGGTTTGCGTATTTAGAATTAATATTTCTAAAGGGAAATTTTACTCTACTCTAGTAAACCTAATTGTTCTAGGGCGAACTCCTTTAACTAAACCTTTTTCGGTGCAAGCAGTTGATTTAAAGAAAATCATTGCTCAGTTCAATCCGCGCGAAGTCGTGATTGATACTAATGGTTTAGGTCTGGGACTCGCAGATGAAATGATAAAACCACAATATGATGAACAGGGTAACATTCTTCCAGCTTATGGGTTTATCAATGATGATAACTATAAGAAAATACAGCCAAAGGATGCCCCTCAAATTTTATATGGTATTAAAGCTAATGGGCCTTTAAATTCAAAAATCCATGGTAATTGTTATTCAAGACTAACTAGTGGATTGGTTAGATTTCTTATTAAAGAACAAGATGCCAAGAGCGCGCTGTTAGCGACAAAGATAGGACAGAAAATGACTGTAGAGCAGAGAGTAGTTCGACTAATGCCACATGAAATGACAACAAAATTATTTGAGGAAATGAGTAACTTGCGCCTTAAACGTACTGGGACTTCGCTTGATATCGTCTTAGAACGAATTAATTCTCGCTTTCCAAAAGATAAGTATTCATCTTTTTCTTATGGACTGTGGAGAATTAAAGAGTTAGAAGAAGAATATTATAGTAAGAAGCATCGTAGAAATCGTTTAGGCGGTCGAAGTTTAGTTTTCTACACTGGAGGAAAGAATGGATAATCAAACAGTAGATAAAGAAAGATTAACCACTTTTACGAATGCCTATAAAGATATGATTGCTACTAATGAGCAGTCGTATAAGGTTTCCTTTGGTTGGGGATCAAGTAAAATTCGAGATAGAGTAAGAAACTATTCTCTTGATGAGGTTTTAGAAATTATCGAATCTGGTAGTGTAGACGCTCAAATTCAGTTATCTCGTAACTATTATAATTTAGATGGGTTTTATAAGAGGATTATTCTTCATTATGCCACAATTCTAAAGTACGTTGGTTTATTAATTCCTAATCCGGGTTTTGGTAAAGATCTCTCCGAACAATACGTACAAAAGAAATATTTTGGTGCGATGGATTTTATTGACTCTAATAATATCCCTTCTCTTTGTGAGCATATCACTTTTAGAGCTTTGCGGGATGGCTGTTATTATGGGATTTTATTACCAGTAGATAAGAAGAAGATTGTTTTATTAGATTTACCAACCGTTTACTGCACTTCTCGTTTCAAAGATAAAATGGGAAATGATATTATTGAATTCAATGTATCTTATTTTGATACTATTTTTGATCCTGAAGCTAAAAAGGGTGCATTAAAAGCCTATCCTAGTGTTATTACTAATTGGTATAGGCGATATAAAAATGGGAAAGTAAAAAGTAAATGGGTATATGTACCTGCAGAAATAGGAGTATGCTTACCTTTTCTTGAAGGTAAACCATCTTTCTTAAATGTTATTCCTGCTGTTATGGAATACGAAAAGGCTAAAGAGACAGATAGAGAAAGAGACTTAGAAGAAATTAGAAAAATAATTGTTCAAAAGATACCCCATTTACAAGATGGTGGTTTATTGTTTGAGCCAGACGAAGCTGCAGAAATTCATAAGGGTACGGTTAAAATGATGAAGAGCAATCCTAATGTTAGTGTTTTAACCACTTATGCTGATGTAGATGCTATTGTATCTAAAACTACTAATGACAGCACAACCGCATCTCTCCAAGCTGCATTAAAGAATATTTATTCTGAATCAGGTACAAGTAGCAATTTGTTTGGCACTGATTCTAACCTCGCGCTAGAAACATCATTAAATAACGATTTGGCTTTAATGATGACTTTTGCTTATAAATTAGAGCAATTTATAACGTATATTATTAATGAAAATTATTCTAATTCTAATATTAGTTTCAAATATACTATTTTACCTGTTACACATTATAATGTGAGCAAGTATATAGATACGACTTTTAAGTTAGCGCAATCTGGATATAGTTTTCTATTACCGGCGCTTGCGTCGGGAATGTCTCAGAAAGAGTTTACGAATATTAAAGACTTGGAAAATAATTTGCTGGGACTGAAAGATAAACTTATTCCTCTTAGTTCTTCTTATACGGAAACTGATAATAGTAAAAATGGTGTTGGTAATCCAGTAGGACGACCTAAAAAGAATTTAGAAGATTTAAGTGATAAAACTGCAGCTAACCAACAGTCAATAGATAAGGGAGGTTCTTCAACAAATGGCGGTGAATAAAGATAGTATATCTAAATTCTCTGTTGTTGTTTATGGAGACATTTCTAAATACAATGAAGTTCTTTCTCAGGCCCGATGCCGAATTTTTTATAAGGGTGCAAATAGAAACGGAACTTTTATAACTGACGAATTTGCTGAAACATTAGTTTCTAGCTTACCTTATGTACCAGTAAAAGGGATTTATGATCCTATGAAAGATGATTATACTGATCATGGTAGAGAAAGGTACGAAGGTCGTATTTATGGAGTGGTTCCAGAGAATCCTAATTTTGCTTGGGAAACTCACCTTGATGAAGATGGAGTCGCTAGAGAATATGCTTGTGTTGATGTATTGCTTTTCACTGGCATCTATAAAAAGGAAGCCTTTGAAATTATAGGAAAATCTCAATCGATGGAGTTGTATAAAGATTCTATTGAAGGAGAATGGCAATTCATCAATGGACAAAAGTATTTTGTCTTTACTAAAGGTTGTTTCTTAGGGCTTCAAGCATTGGGTGAAGATGTTGAGCCTTGCTTTGAGGGCGCAGCATTTTATAGTTTACTTAAATCTTATGACGGGTTATTAGACCTTATTAAAGAATATGATTTAAGTACTAAGAGAAATAAAGGAGGAAAAGAAATGGCAATTGAGACTTTTAAAATTTCGGATAACCAGAAATTTAACATGATTTGGTCACTTCTTAATCCAAACTTTAATGAAGAAAATGGTTGGATTATGGAGTATTGCATAACCGAAGTTTATGATAAGTATGCATTAGCTTTTAACCTTGCAGAAAGCAAATATGAGAGAGTTTATTATACAAAAGATGATGCTACCGACTCATTAGAGCTGGGTGAAAAAGAAGTGGCTTATATCGTTGACATTAACGAAGCAGAAAAAACAGCTTTAACTAACCTTAGAGTTATGAACGGCGAGACTTTTGAGAATGTTGACGAGAAATTTAATCAAATTAATGAATTTGAAGAAGAAAAAACTCAGTTTAATCAGAAAATTGAAGAGCAAGAGGCAACAATTGCTACTTTAACTCAGGAAAAGGAAGATCTTGGCTCTGAATTAGAGCAAATGAAAACTTCTTTTACTGAGATTTCTGAAGAAAAAACCAACTTGACAAATAAGCTGGAAGAACTTGAAAATTATAAGCATCAGATTGAACTGAACGAAAAGAATCAGATTATTGATAGTTATATCGATCAGCTTGACGCAGAAGTTCTTAACGGTTTTAGAGACAAGATTGAGGAATTTACGCAAGAAGACTTAGGAAAAGAGTTAGCTTTTGTTTTAGTAAAATCTAAGCCATCTCTTTTTAACGCTGATCCTGAACATACTTATGTTCCTAAGGATAGCGAACTTAGTGGAATTGAAGCAATTCTTAGTAAATATAAAAAGTAATAAATGGAGGAATAATTATGGCTTTCACAAGAATGACAATTGACGGTTTCGG